TTCCGATCTTCTTCCGAGAAATCTCTGAACAGTCATGACTCGGTTCAAGACAGCCTGATTGAGCCTGATACGTCTGTGGTTGGGCAGGTCGAGCCACGGCTGGTTACTCCCACTATTGGGTACGAGTCTTTCGGGCCTTCTATTGCGGAGTTCTCAGCGCAGACCTTGGGTCGTGAGTTGTTTGACTGGCAAAAGTTGGCTCTTGACCGTTCGTGGCAACACGATGAGGACTTGAACTTTGTTCACAGCAAGGCTTTGATTAGTTGTGCGCGTCAGAACGGGAAGACCACTATGAACGCTGCCATTGTGGGGTGGGCGTTGACTGTGTTGCCTCGCATTTGGGGGCGACCTGTTCGCATTCTTTCGGCAGCGCACGAGTTGTCTCTGGCTTCGGAAGTGTTCGAGGAGTTGCGTGAGCATTTAGAGCTGTGGGAAGAGTCCGGGCTTTGCAAGGTGACGTGGGCGTATGGCCGTCATGAGGTTCGCATGGTTGACGGGTCGCGCTGGAAGGTGTCTGCTGCAACAGCGAAGAAGCACGGTGGGTCGTGGGACATTCTTCTCCTTGACGAGATTTGGAGCATTACCGAAGGCGCAATCTTCGGCGCGCTTCTTCCGTCACAGATCGCGGTTCCGTCTCCGTTGTGTTGGATGACTTCGACCGCTGGCGACGAGGGAAGCCTTGCATTTATTAAGTTTCGCGAGCAGGCCATCGGCTGCATTGACTCGGGCACCCCGTCAGATCTGTTTATGGCGGAGTGGTCACTTCCACCCGGTGTTGACCCTGAGGACGAGCGCTACTTCGGGTTCAGTAACCCTAGCCTCGGCAAAACCATCACGATGAAAGGTTTACGAAGCGCAGCTGCTGCACCTGATCGCACACAGTTCCTCCGCGCTCACTGCAACCTGTGGGTGAGTGCTGCACAGTCTTGGATGCCTCACGGGATGTGGTCAAAACGCAAAACGGATTGGAACGAAGGCGAGGGTGGATACCTCAGCGTGGACTCAGCCACTGACGGCTCAAAATATGTTGGAGTGTGGGCACGGCCTGACGCTGAGGGTCACATTGTTGTCTCGATGGCTTTTACCACAGAGTCCAACTTTGAGATGTGGCACGAGATCACGCGACGACTTGAGGAAGACCCGAAACTGAAACTGGCGATTACACCCGGTCTTTATGTTCACACCCCTGAGAAGTTCCGACTCCGTACGACCCAATGGGGCTACGGAGAATTGCTCAAGTTTGTGGGCGTGGTTCGAAGCTTCATTATCGAGGGACGCATCTTGCATACGGGCGAGACCATGCTTGCTGAACACGTCAACCGTGCCGTCCTTGTCAAAGCTGAGAACTCAATTGTGATTTCCAGTCAACGATCACCCGGGCCGATTGAGGCTGCACGGTGCATGGTTGTCGCAGCTGCTCTTGTCTCTGCCAAACCTCAGAGCGCAAAACCTTCAATGGGAAGTTCTTACTAGATAGTTGCATTTGCAACAACCTTATGTAAGACTCCGAGTGGATGGGTATTTTCTCACGCAAAGTTGACACGGCCTCTTTCGCCTCTGCACCTGTGCAGGCGGCTGCAGGCGCGTCCTATATCGGCAACTTCATCCAGTACACCACTGGTTCCGCTGAGGTTCGTGCGCTGAGTATTCCCACGGTCTCCCGTTCTCGAGATCTTCTTGCTGGCATTATCGGATCTGTTGGTCTTAAGCATTACTCGAAGCAGTGGAACGGCTCCGACTATGACGAGGTGTATTTGCCTCTTGAGCCTTGGATGGAAACCCCTGATCCCAAGGTTTCGCGCTCGTTCTTCTTTGTAAACATCTTCTCGGACATGTTCTTCTATGGCGCAGCGTACGCCTATGTCACAACGCGCTATTCGACAGGACTTCCTGCATCGTTTACATGGCTCCCAGCTGCGAACATCTCCAGCACAGAGCAAACAGGAATCCCTCAGTACTACGGGCCGTCTAAAGAACTTGAGTTCAACGGACAACCACTTGACGTAAACAATGTGATCCAGTTCTTGAGCCCTATCGAAGGCATCTTGAAGATTGGCGCTCAAGCCATTAACACAAACATTTATTTGAACATGGCAGCTGACCGCTACGCCAGCCTTGAGACCGTCCCCGGTTATCTTCAGCAAATTGACGGCGAAGACATGTCAGGTGATGACCTTGGTTCTCTTGCCTCGGCTTGGGCCAGTGCGCGCAAACAGAACGCAATTGGGGCCTTATCGAGACAGGTTCAGTTTCGCGAATTTGCCCAGAACCCACAGGAAGTCATTGCTGACCAGCGCAAGTACCAGTCCCTTGAAATGGCAAGGCTTTGCTCGGTGCCTGCTTACCTCGTGAGCGCACCAACTGAGGGCGCAAGCATGACTTACCAAAACGCACAGCAGGCGCGTCAAGATCTCTACTTGTTCGGCGCTCGTATCTACATGGACGCTATTGAGCAGACCCTTTCAAGCGCCCAAGTTTTGCCTCGTAACCGCTATGTCGAGTTTGACATTGAGGACTACGAAGGGTCAGAGCAAAGTTCTCCTAGCGGAATGCCAAATAACGAAACGGATGATGAATTGTGAAGATTGAGTTTGTAGCTGTGCCAGTCACCTTGGACGCTGCCGCTGGCGAGGACAGCCCCCGTACCATCACGGGCGTGGCCGTTCCTTGGGACACTCCAGCGACAGTGTCCTCGGGTGAATCGGTCATGTTTCGCCGTGGCGCTTTTGACGTAAACGCAAAGGCACCAAAACTTCTTGAGGGTCACGACATGACGCAGTTGCGTGGTGTTGTCACCGAACTCGTTGAAGCCGAAGAGGGTCTTTTGTTTACAGCAAAGTTTGCAAAGACTCGCGCCTCTGATGAGGCCATCGAATTGGTTAAGGCTGGCGCTTACGACTCCGTGTCCGTTGGTGCCATTCCAATCAAGTTTAAGTACGACAAGAACGGGACAATGGTTGTCTCAAAGGCTTCTCTCGCAGAGATCTCACTTGTCGCCATGCCAGCGTTCTCGGATGCTGTCATCACAGAAATCGCTGCTTCCCAGCCTGACGAAGAGTCAGAAGAAGAAGTTGTCGAACCCCAACCCCTAGACATTCCTGAGGAGGAAACCATGTCTGCAGTAACCCCAACGGTTGAGGCTTCGGCTGAAACTGTTCCAACAGCACCAATCTTTGCGGCAGCACGTCGCGAAGTTCCACTTCCAACAGCAGTCGAATACATCGCTGCTGCCATTTCAGGTGGCGATCAGTGGCGCGCAATGTCAGAAGCACTCCGTGCAGCTGCACCTGACATCGTCACAACCGACACACCGGGCATCCTGCCAACCCCAATCCTTCAGCCTGTTTACAACAACTTCATCGGTCGCCGTCCAGTTGTTGACGCAGTTGGCGTACGCGCGATGCCTGCAGGTGGCAAGGTCTTCATCCGTCCAGAGGTCACCACGCACACAAGCATCGGTGCTTCCATTGGCGAGCAGGCTCCAACCGCTGGCACCTTAGTTGTGTTTAACAACCAATGCACCAAGCAAATTTTCGGTGGCTACGTGAATATCAGTGAAGCCGATATCGATTGGAGTGACCCTTCAATCCTTCAGGTCGTTCTTGACGACATGGGTCGCATCTACGCAAACGCAACAGACAACTACGCCGCTGACCAGTTGGTCGCAGGCGCAACCGTCACACAAGCATTTGCTCTTGCAGACGTGGCTAAGCCTGAAGTTTGGTCAGCAGAAATTGCTGAAGCAGCATCAACAATCTTGAGCTCTTCAAACGGCAACTTGCCTACTCACCTGTTCGTTTCACCAGACCGCTGGCGCAACCTCATCGCGCTTGCCGACACCGCTAACCGTCCGTTGTTCCCACAGGTGGGCCCAATGAACGCATACGGCGATCTTGGTGTGAACTCGTACGGCGGTAACGCTTTTGGCTTGTCCGTTGTTGTTGACCGCAACTTCGCCAGTGGCACCGCCATCGTTGGCGATGCTTCGGGTTACGAACTGTTTGAACAGCAAAAGGGCACCATGTCCATCGAGTCACCATCCACGCTTTCGCGCACAATCGCACTCCGCGGTTACTTCGCAGCGTTGATGATTGACGAGACAAAGTTCGTCAAGTTCACCTTCGCCTGATCACTAGGTAGTAGGAAAGGGTCTGTATGTCTGTTTACACAATCACTCATGGTTTTCACTTTGATGATGTTTCAGCCGTACAGACCCTGACCCCTTCCGAGGTTCAGCCCGGTGACAGCGTTGTCATTGCAGGCGCTGGCGCAAAGTTCAACGGGACATTCACCGTTATCAGCGTTGAAGAGTGGGAGTACATCGGGAAAGACCAACAGGGTTATCTCGAGTTCAACTATGACGTGCCAAAACTCAATCAGGTTTTGTATGCGGTCACTGGACAGGCTGACGATGAAGAGTATGCAGCTCTTGCTGGCACCCTGACGTTTACCGAGACAATCACTTGGACTACTTCAGCACTTGTGTTGTCGTGGCTTGGTATTGACGTGGCAACCGCTAACGACACCGCCTTCGTGGCTAAGTGTGTGAGCGCTGCTAACGCTTGGTGTTTCCGTAAACGCCGTGAGGCTGGCTACACCGATCTGCAGGGCACCGTCCCTTCAGCAGACGTTGAGTTAGGCACCACAATGTATGCAGCAACGCTTTACCGTGAACGCGGAACTAGCGGTGACGCATACGGCGCTTTTGACGGTATGGGCAACCTTGCTCAACCTGTCACCCTTCACCGCATTATGCAGCTGCTTGGCTGTGGCAGGGCGCAAGTCGCGTGAGTTCTTCAGGCATCTTGTACGAGGCTGTAAACGCATGTAAAACAGCGTTGACCGCTCTCGGGCTTGTGCCTATTACAGATCCTCGTAACGCTCGCCCACTGTCGGTCTTTATTGAACTTCCAAGCGTCACAGCGTTTACATACAACGTTGGCGATATCAGTCTTCGACTTCGTGTGTTGGCACCGCCTCCGGGCAACCAAGACGCAGGTGATTACCTGATGCAAATTGCAGATCAAATTATGAACTCACCAATCGCGGTCACGGATCTTCGTCCGGGCCTCGTATCCGTTGGAGGGCAAGACTTGCCTTCTTACGACTTAACCGTTGCCGTAGCCGTACGGCGCAACTAACCAAAAGGAGCCCTCATGGCTACAACAACATTCCTCAGCAATGCCACGATTAACATCACGCAGGGCGCAACCACCACTGACCTTTCAGACCAAGCAAACGCTGTCAGCGTCATGGTCGGCGTTGACTCGCTTGAGTCCACCGCTTTTGGCGACACTGGACACCGCTTCACAGCTGGTCTTCAGAATGTCGAAGTGACAATGACCTTGTTCTTGTCTTATGGCGCATCTGAAGTTGAGGCGATTCTTAACTCTTGCGTGGGCACCGGCACAACAGTGTTGACAATCTCCCCATCAGGAACCACAGAGTCCGCCTCTAACCCTGAGTACATCATCACGAACTGCATGCTCAGCGACTTCACCCCAATCAACTCAACCGTGGGCGAACTTGCCACCGTTGAGGTCACCTTCACAGGTGGCACATGGGTTCGTGACGTAACCGCACCGTAAACCCGTAAACCTTCAGGAGAAACAACATGAAGATCACACTCGCAGTCGAACAGACTGACGGCCTCACATATCAGGTCACCACCAATCTGTTCTCCATCGTGGCACTAGAGAGAAAGTTCAAGATTCGCGCTTCAGAACTTTCCTCTGGTGTCGCAATGGAACACCTTGCCTTTCTCGCCTTTGAAGGCGCAAAGCAAAGCGGCATCACCGTCCCAGCAGTCTTTGATGATTACATCAAGCGCCTTGTGTCGGTTGACGTTGTAGGTGAGGACGCTGCAAACCCTACGGACGAGGCAGTTACCTCCGAACCATCTGCGAGTTAGCAGTTGAGACGGGTTTCTGGCCTCACCAAATCCCATTCGATACACAAGAGCTGCACACCATGTTGGATGTGCTGAAGCAGAGAGCAAAGGAGAGCAAGCGTGCCCGTTAGCAATGACATCAGCGTTTTAGGCATTAACGAAGCAATCCGATCTCTTAACAAGATTGAGCCGGGGCTTCGTAAGGAGTTCAACAATGAAGCTCGTGCTATTGCTGCCCCAGCAACTGACGCTGTGCGCTCTGCGTATCGTTTTGTTCCCTTGTCCGGTATGAACCGTCAGTGGGCTGGCCCTGCTGTAAACGGACGCAAGGTGTTTCCGTGGAATCTCGACAAGGCTCGCAAAGGCGTGGACGTGGTGTTTAACACTGACCGCCGTTCTCTTGGGACGATCAACATTGTCCAGCGTGACACTGGCACAGCCATCTTTGAGACTGCTGGACGCAAGAACTCAAACCCGTTGGGTGATGCGCTCGGGCCTGTTCAGCCGGGGCGCACTCGTGTTATTGGCCCTGTTGTTTACAGCAAGGTCAACGAGATCACAGCTGTGATGGAGAAGTTTGCTATCAGTATTGTCCAGCGCGTAAACCGAGAGTTGAACTGATGCTTTCTATCCCCATTGTTTCGTCCTTTGATGGCTCAGGTATTGAGAAGGCTAAGAAGGAGTTTGCACAGCTTGACGGTGCTGCTGCTAAGACCAAGTTTGCTTTCAAGAAAGCTTTGATTCCTGCTACTGCTGCCGTGGCTGGTTTAGGTGCTGCATTGTTTGACGCTGGCAAGGGCGCTCTCGAGGACGCTGCAGCACAAGAGGTGCTTGCTGCTGCCATTAAGCGCAACACTGCAGCTACTGACATGCAGATCCAAGCAAACGAGGATTGGATTAGCACTCAGGGCAAATTGCTTGGTGTCACGGATGATGAACTTCGCCCGGCTATAGCGAAACTTGCCACTCAGACGGGTGACCTAAAGAAAGCCCAAGAGGGTGCTTCGCTGGCAATGGACATTGCTGCAGCCACGGGCAAGCCTCTCTCAGCGGTGACAGACGCTCTTGCGAAGGCGTATGGCGGTAACACCAAGGCGCTAGCAAAGTTAGACCCGAAACTTAAGGGTCTTATTGCCGATGGTCTTGACGCTGAGGGCGCTATGTCCGTGTTGGCAGACACTTTTGGCGGTGCTGCATCGACTAAAGCAAACACGGCTGCAGGACAGTTTCAACGTTTGCAAGTTTCGCTGGCTGAAACTAAAGAGTCAATTGGCGCTGCTTTGTTGCCTGCCGTAAATGCTGTGCTTCCGTACCTGACCAAGTTCGGCAATTGGGCTTCGGACAACACTGGACTTTTCTTGACAATTGCCGGTGTCATCGGCGGTATCGCAGCTGCTGTGCTTATCGTAAACGGAGCCATTGCTGCGTGGACTGCCATCACCACTGCAGCCACCGTTGTGCAGGCGGCTTTCAACGCGGTCTTAGCGCTTAACCCAATCACGCTTATTGTCATTGGCATCGTTGCATTAGTTGCGGCGCTTGTCATTGCATACAAGAAGTTTGAAGGGTTCCGCAACATTGTCGACTCTGTCTTCAAGTTCATCGGCAATGCCGTCTCAGGATCTATAGACCTAATTAAGAGCTATTTCACAGGTGTCCTTGGGTTCTACAAAGCAATTTTTAACGGCATCGCTTCGCTGTGGAATAACACTTTCGGCAAGTTGTCATTCAAGGTGCCAGGTTGGGTTCCGGGTCTTGGAGGTAAGGGCTTTGATGTGCCCAACATTCCGATGCTCGCTGCAGGTGGAATTGTTACAGGCCCGACTTTGGCGATGATTGGTGAGGCTGGCCCTGAGGCGGTGGTGCCGTTGTCTCGTGCTGGCGAGTTCGGCATGGGTGGCGGTAACAACGTCACAATCAACGTGCAGGGTGGAGATCCCAACGCCGTCGTAGCAGCTCTACGCACCTACATGCGCCAAAACGGATCTGTGCCTATCCGAGTGAGCAACATTTACTAATGATTAACGAATACCGCGCTTACTACTCAACTACTTCGGGTGGCACTTACACTCAGTTGTCAAACTTAGTTGAGTTCACTGTAAACGCAGGTAGAAAACATCAATTAGACCAGTACAACACAGCTACAGCGTCTTTGACTTTTCGATATCCGACAGGGTTTGCTTCTCCCATTACTCAGTTAGTTGCTGGTACTTTTATCCGTATTACTGGCACTGAAGGCGGTTTCATTGAGTATTCAGGAGTTATTAGTAATGTTTCGGTGAAATATGGGATTCCTTACTCTGGTGGAGTAGGCAACGCTGACTATCTTTTTATTGATTGTGAATCATGGTTTGCGAGTCTCGGACGCATGCAGGGCAACGGTTACGCCATGCCCTCTGGAACAACTTTAGATCAAGTTCTAAATGCCAGTACTCAAACTGGTGTTTCAATGACGAGTTCGGCGTTTACACCTGTGTTAGCAGGAACAACAATCAATAGCACTTGGGCTGATTGGTTGAATCGCACAGCAATGACTATTAACGGACGAATCATTGACGCAGCCCCTAATCAACAAATACGACTTCGCTCCCCGTTCAACCTTTATCAGTCTTCTGTTTCGTTTACGGACGCTGGCCCCGGCGAAGGTAAACAGGTTTACAATCAAATTAACTTTCAAAGTTTGTCAGACAACTTTTATACTCAGGTAACAGTGACCCCTGAAAGTTTTGGAGCTGCCACGGTTACTAAAGTCGGTGCAACAATTCCGTACCGCACTTATCAAACCAACACTTTTAGTGGTAGCACAAGTCAAGCTTCTGACCTAGCGCAATATTTGCTAAATAATTATGGCACTAGCAAATTTGCAATTACTAGTATTTCTGCGTCTGAACGTGCTCAGGGTAATTATTTTTTGCTTGACCAAGTTGGGGTACTTGACGGTACTGCTGGCATTTTTGCAGCTGTGGGCGCTCAAATATCTGTCACTTTTAGAGGTTCAACTTTTGTTTGTGTTGTTGAGGGTTGCACTGTTTCTGGTACACCTGAGGACACTGTTTACACTTACCATCTTTCAGGTGCTGATCTAAACGCTTATCTCATTCTTGATAATTCGACTTTCGGTAAACTCAACGAAAACAAATTGGCTTATTAGGAGGCTTTATGACTTATCCATCCTTTTCCGTGGGCGAGGTCCTCCGGGCACAGGATATGAATGCTGTCGGCTTGTGGAAGGTGGCTAGCGGTACCCTGTCGCTGACTACTACTCCGACCAATGTCACCGGCGTGTTCAGTTCCGACTACAAGCAGTACCGCTTGCTATTAAACTGCACTTTGCGTTCTGGAACTAATCGACTTGACATGAAATACATAGTTGGAACCACTCCCACTAGCACTAGTTATTATCAGTCAGGAATTGGCTCAGACTTCTCTGCAGATGCAACGCTTTATTACCAGCGGTCAAATAATGACGCGCAGTTTTTCGGCATTGGCAGCTCAAGCATGACGGCTTTGTCTTTTGACATTTACAACCCAAACAAGGCCGATTTCACAATGCATACGGGAACAATTCTGAATGCCAACTTCTCGTTTCCATACATCGTGGGCGGTGCAAACAGAACAACTAACCAGTTCACAGGCTTCCAGTTGTTTACAAGTACGGGAACTGCAACAGTCGAATATCAAGTGTTTGGATACCAAAACTAATGAGCAACACAGAAAAACAAATCGTTCACGACTGGTCATCAGGCAGTCTTGAAATCTACGAAATAGACGCACCAATTGAGGAGACACATGAAGCGCCTACTACTGACGCTGACGCTGGCACTAGCTCTGAGTAGTTGCGCTGACCGTGTACGCGAAAACTGCGAAACCACAAAAGCCAACGGCCTACTAGAAAGACGATGCCCATGAACCCCGACAAACGACTATCCAACGAAGAAATCAAAGCCCGACTAATCCTCATCGTAGGAGTCGCACTTTCGTTCTCATTCGTGGCAGCAATCGTCTCACTGATCTACGGCTTGCTGTTCGTCACGCAACCTCTAGAGCAGGCACCTAACGACGCAGAAGCATGGGCTGTCCTCTCACCGATGCTGATGACCCTTGCCGGTGGTCTTATCGGACTGCTCGCAGGGAACGGTCTCAAAGACAAGCCCAAAGACCCACCGACCACACCGCCAGTGCCATGATTAGCGCCACCGTCACAGTCGCCACAACCCCAACCCTGCTCGTAGCAGGCGCAACAGGCACACGCACGATCTACCTCCACGTCGAAGGCAACACCATCGTCTATTTAGGCGGTGCAACCGTCACCACCGCTGCAGGTACAGCCGTAGAAAAACACACAAGCCCCATCGACATCACCCTTCGAGATGGCGACAGCCTGTACGGCATCGTCACAACTGGCACCGCCGATGTAAGAGTTCTGAGGGACAACTGATGCCACGCAAGTACCCGTTTTACCCTGCGTGGGATGGTGGAGCTGCTTCACCTGTCACCAAGAAGTTTTACGACTTGTGTAAACGCCGTTGGGCTTTTACCAACCTAGGCATGTACGCCAACCGCCCCATGCGAGGCTCCAAGAACCTCTCCGTGCATGCGACAGGGTTTGCCGTTGACATGGGCTACCCAGCGACCCGTGCAGGCCGTGCCACCGCCCGTGAAGCATGGGACTGGTTGTTGCTCCACAGCGAAGAGCTGCGAATCTGCGAAATGCACGACTACTCATTCGGCGAATTTGGACGTGGCTACCGATGCTCACGATCTGACAAAAACCAAGGGGTAGTCGTTTACAAAGACCTTGCTAGTTCTGCTGGTTCACCCGGTGGGGCGTGGCTCCATGTCGAGGTGTCCAACGATTGGGAATCCCCTGAGGCTTTTGAGGCTGCATGGCGCGCCCTACCTAAGCCTGTAAAGACTCCCTAGCGGCTTGGTCTCTGCTAGGGGCTAGGAGGGTTGGGTGTGTTGTTTCTCCCCCACTCCAGCCCTCCGCTTTCGTAATGCTTGACTTGTGTTTACACATTGGGCAGAATGTTTACACGGGCGACCAAGCGCCCCCAAACAAAGGAGACATCATGTTCGATGACTTGCCACTCTTCCGCAAAGAAGACCCAATCACCTCAGTGCTAGGCGCTGGCGATGTAAAGCCCCGTAGAGGCTCCCAGCAGGCTCTCCTGCTCGCCGAATACGCTTACCGTGACGGACTTACCGACGAAGAAGCAGGGCTCTTCTCAGGGCTTCTCAGCCGTCCTAAGTGCTGCTACTGGAAACGGTGCTCCGAGCTACGCGCAAAAGGTCTCATCGTCCCTACAGGCGAGACACGGCTGTCATCGGCTGGTTCAGCCATGCAGGTCTGCGCCATCACCCCAGCAGGAAAAGAAGCACTCCGATGATGGTATTCCTAGTCACCCTGCCTCTAGGGTTGTTTATGGCCTGCCTCATCTACGGCATGTACCAAGCCCTTGACATTGAGACCCACTGGCAAGACCCTCCGTACGACTGGAACTTCGAAGACGAAGATCTATGGATTACAGAGACTGAAATATTGGACTATCAAAGAAGAGAAGATTGAAACGTGCATTGCTCTGCTTCGCAGTACTCACCCTATTTATCCCGTCCGTGCAAGCATCAGCTGCACCCCAGTGGAAGTGCCAGCAGTGGCACACCATG